ACTACCTTAGTGTATCCGGTGACTACAATTGCTTGCGATGCGCCAACTGGCGTCAGTGCCGCAGGCTCGGCATACCGCACCATTTGCAAGCTAGTGCGCCGGGGCGAGATGGCGCTGAAGTAGTGGGCGTTGTTGCCGTAAATGTCGCCAGTCACCCACTGCCGCAGGATCGGATAGACCGTGGCGCCTTGCTTAAACGATGTGATGCCGCCGCTGTAAAACTGGTCGTTGGTGTCGAAAAATGTAGCTTGCCCAACCGAGTACAGATTGGCCAACGATGGCGTGCCGCCACCCATAAACAGCGAACCTATGCCAAGTCGAACCGGCTCGTTGTTGCCGTTAGACCCGGCCCAGCAATTGATGATGGCAGAGTAATTGGTTGACAGATCATATCGGTCAATCTTTCCACCAATGAAGGTGAATGATCGATAGACGTTGACAACACGGACCGCTTCGCCGCCAGTGGTCAGGCTTCCCCAATGTTCAAGGTTACAGTTGAGCAGCGTAATGTCGGGGTAATCGTTGCCGGAAAAGTCGTTTTGAAACCCGTCAGGATTTGTCGGGTTGCTGCCAAAGACGCCCCAATAGTCGCCGTCGTTTAGTCCATTGCAAGCGTTCATTAGGATGGAGCCAGCCAATCTGTACCCGGCTTTTCCTGGCCCGCAAGTCAATGCGTAGCAACCGATCCAGTTGACGCCAGGCCCGCAAGCAACGCGGAACGAGTGACCCGTCCGACTGAGCGATGACACGTTTATCATCGACATTGAGAAGAAGTGCGGCGCGTAGAACCCGTCATCGCCCGACTCAATGTAGAGGTTCTTCAACTCGCCCAAATAGACTTGGCCCGTGATGTTGCCAAAGTCAATGCCTTTGCCGGTGCCGGTGTTCTCAACCGCAAAGTCGTGAAGGAACGGTCGCAAGTACTGCATAGCGGCCGTGGTCAAGGCGCTGGTGGACAAGCCAACCGCATAGATGCGAGACTCCCAAGCGCCGTCGCCAAAGATCGTGATGAATTCTTTGCTGAGAGTCAATGCGCCGGTGACCAAGTACCGACCGCCGGGGATATACAACGCCCGCCCACCGTACTGAGTAACACTCTCACAGTAGGCAATAGCCGCTCGCAAGGCAGTGGTGTCGTCCGTGGTGCCGTCACCCACAGCACCAAAATCTTTGACGCTGACCACATCACGCAATTTGGCTTGCACCGTGCGGCCTGGCGGGCCGTTGGCAGGAACGTAGCCCACAAGGGATGAGCCTTGTGTACCGCTGGTGCTATTGGCTAGGCTACTTTCAAACGCCGTCAAAGCATTGATGGCGTCCTGAGTTGTAATGTTGTCAACGGTCCAAACTTCCACATCTGTGGAGTCAGTCAACTTTAACTTGTACGATGCGCTGCCCAGCCACACCGCCGCCTCACCTCGGCTATCAAGGATGATAGGGTTGGCGTTGTTCTGAGCACCTGACGAAGAAGTGTACGTTGCCAGCGGCGTCGTGGTGCCCGCAGCGTAAGAGTACAACTTTCCCCCCGCCAACGGGATGCCGCCTTCAGTGAAGAATTGCAGCTTTGGCGCCGGGGAAAGGATTGTGCTCATGCTATACCTGCTGAAAAGTTGCAATTAGAGACGCAGTCGATGGGCGTGTTGGCGAAGCGCCCGCCGCATAGGTTGCAATGCTCAAAGCTGTGCTGCCGCCACCCCACACCAACTCCACATAATCGTTGGCGTTAAGATTGAGCAGGTAATTCCATGCTGCGATGATATGCCCATCAAGACCAGCGTGTTTGCTAGGAACTGAAATAAGACCGGTTGAACCGGTTACGTCAGTTCCGTTTATTCTGAGCCAAACGTAAACATCTTCTAACGACGCGCTGGTAGATGCGAACTGCCCTGACCACTGAAAATTGTAAGTGCCCGCATTGGCAACGGTCATTCTTGAACTACTGACCACCGACACGCCGTGCCCACCTATGTCGGTGGTGTTGAGCGTCATTACCTGGCCGGTTGCGGTGCTTGCAAGCGGTTGGCTAGTAAAGTCGGAAAACGCCCCGTAAAACCTAAGCGATGCAATTGTAATTGAGGCGTGTCCATTGGTGATGGCAATCCCGTCACCAGCGGTCAGCGTAGCTTTGCCAAGCGTGTTGCCGGTTGTGTTGCCGATCAGTAGCTGACCGTCGGTGTAGCTGCTCTGCCCGGTGCCGCCGCTTGCGACGTTGAGCAGGCCCGAGAGCGTGACATTGCCAGTGGCTGGAGCGGCTGGCGTCAGGCCAGTGGCGCCACCAGACCAGGACAGAACACCCGTGTTGGCAAGCGTGATGCTGCCAGCGCCGTTGGTCACCCCAATACCGGCGCCTGGCGTCAATGTGTTGAGCGTGTACCCTAAATCGTTGCCGATCAGCAGTTGACCTTTGGTTGGTATGGCCGATACGCCAGTGCCGCCATTGGCCGGCTGAATGGTGTTCTGGTTTTCCCCGACAATTGCGTACAGCCCGTTGAAGAACCGAAACCACTCCATCGACACCAGTTCAGTGCGCTGGTCAATAAGAGGCACGCGAGGCGCCGGGACTTGGGTGAGATTAAGCATTGGTCGGAGTAATGAACAACTCAGCGCCCATGATGGCGATCTTCACCGGGTCAGTGCCCGATACCTCGTAGACCCGGTCGCGGAGCTTGTCAGTCATACCGAGGCGCCGCCAAATGGTGCGGTAACCGTATTGGCCGATAGCGCCCATCGAGCGCCAATGCTCATTTGACCAAGTGTGACCGCCATCGTCCGACCACCGCAGCATGGCTTGAGGGATGGCGCCCTGAGTAGTGGTAACCGACACTAGGATGTCTTCGCCCGACTCAGTCAGCAAATCATCGGTTGCGCCCAACAAGGTAGCAAGCAAATCAACGCCAGACTCAGTAGTTATATCAACGCTTGCTTCTGTTGTCAAAAACGGCGTAAAGTAACTTTCAGCCAGCAGATTCTCCATCTGCGTTGTTGGGTCAATCCCGTTCAACCCTACGCCGGTCTCAGCGTCGAGTTGCAGCGAGTGGTGCGCCGTGCGCTTCAGGTTGTTCTGGCCAGTTGGCAGCGCTCGCCATGACCGCAGCCACTTCTGGACTTGCCCGTTGTCGGCATAGACATCTAGGTCAAACGAATAGATGTTGCCGTTTTCAAAGTCGCCAACAATGATTGTGCCACCAAAGTTGCACTGGCAGTTCGATCTGTGCCGGTACTGGTTCTCATTGCCGCTGGCGCGTTCGTGCCAGGCTTGCACCGACACATCGTAGACCCAGGTCTTGCTGGCTGACGGGAAGGTCAGAACGTAGAAGGCGTGGCCTTCTTGCTGATAGGTGTAGGCTACCGCGTCCGAGATGTTGCCGTACTGAGCAATTGCGTACTCGATGGCATGAGTCGAGATGCGGATGCCGGTGTAGCCGTTGTTCTTGTAAACGATGCCTTGGCCGCGAGCGTCAGTGCCCAGCCAGAACAGCGCGTTGTCAAGCTTGGCGATTGAGTAGGGGGCTACGCAGCCAATCTCGTTGAACGCGCCTTGGACAGGCGTCAGCGGAAAGTTTGCTAGGCCGGCGTTGTACCAGACCTCGACCGAGTCAGTACCAAACACCCACATCTGTCGGTGGTCTACATTGATCGCCACCACACCGTCAGGCGAGCCATCGGCGCTGGAAACATCCGTCGCATTGAAGACTAGCGGGTAGATGTACGACGGTGGGTTTGGTGGGTCAAGGAGTATGGTATCGACACTGTAGATCCGCTGACTGTTTGGCTCATTGAAGACGAACAAATTGTCGATATACGCGACAGTGACAGCGCCGGGGAAGTTTTCATCCGTGATCTGGTTGAACTCGCCCGTCGGTTCAAAATAGGTGTAGCTTGGGCCGTTGCAGGCAAAGAAGATGACGGCGCCGTTGTCCGCAATGGACACCGGGCCAGTACCCGACACGTTGCCAATCTTTACTGGCGTTGCGCTGGTGCTGGTGAGTTTGTAGACCTCGACGCCTGAGACAACGTAGAAGTCCGACCCGTTGGTCTGGTGCGCCCACAAGGCCCGGATAGGCCCGGTGCCGACCGTCTGAAGGAACTGCAACCCTGGAGCACGGTTCAGGAACCCGGCTTCCTTGCCGCCATCGGGGATGGCTTCAGGAAACAGGTTCACCATACGGTTGTTCGCAGCGTTGATGCTGCGAGCAACGTACGACTGGCCCAGGATGGGGGTCTTCACTTAGTAATTTCCAGCGAAGATGTTGAACCGTTGCCGAGTGCCCACAATGCTGTACGGCAGCGACATGATGTCATCCGGGTTGTTGATCCGCTTCAGATTGCGCTTGGATGTCATGGCGATCCGCGAGACCTGCTGCGACGGCTCGACACCAAACTCAGCAGCGATCTCACAAGCCAAGTTGTACCGGAACGCCCGCAAGTAGCCTGGCGGGAAGGCTATGACCGTTGACAGCGTAGCCGGTTGGCTCAACTGAGCCGCAGAGATGAAGTGCCACTCCAACATCTTCGTCGGCACCGGGTAGATGTGCATATCGACGTTGGGGTAGTTTGTGTTTATCCACAGCACCTGTGGATAAGTGCTGGTCACAGTCTTGACAGCGATGCCGTCGTACTGCTGCTGGTTGATGATCTTGATGCCAAACGAGATACCGTTGGCGGGATCAATGAAGTACGTCGCGTCGTCCAGCAGCACCGGACGGTCGCCAACAAAGTCACCAGTCGGGCCAAAGGTTTGGCTGATGCGGCCAGGCATCCACATGTAGACTTGCTCTTGCGTCGTGAACGTCGCAAGTTTCTCAGTGCCCCATGAATCAATCATCTGATTCAGGGCGGTGAGCGAGTCTTGGGACGTAGCAGCGGAAGGTGTCTCACCCTCGGCAAGTTGGCCGATCAGGCGCAGCGCCCCGTTGATCTGGTCCCCGGCAGTGGTGGTCATTCAGACTCCTTGCGGCGGCGCCTCAGTTCATTCACTGGTGCCTGCTCGCCCGGAGTATACCTTACCCAGCCGTTCTTCTCGTCTTGCTCGGCCTCAAGTTCCGCAATGGCGACCTTGGTGCCGTGTACAGGGTGCTTCAGATAGATTACCACAGATCGCCCCTAGAATTTGTGCCCTCTACGCCTCGTGAGCGTAGAGGGCTGGCTGATTAGGCCATTCGGTACACAGTGTACGCGCCAGTAGCCGTTTTAAGGAACGTGAACTGCGCGGCGCCACTAGCGCCAGCAGCGCTGCCAGTGATACCAACAACCAAGTTGCCCACCGCAGTGATGCCGGTGCCCACAGCCATCGTGATCAACCCGGTTGAGGTACCCAAGTTGATAACGTTTAGGTCAAACGTGCTGCCCGGTTTTGAGTTGTTGAACACCGCGTCAATTGCGGCAGCAGTCGGAAACGTGTACGTTGCCGCCGTGGTAGACGGGTTGCCCACCAAGATACCACCAGTGGTTTGTGCAACGGTCAGGGTAGCCGTAGCAGTCGCCGTATTAGGCGTTGCTTGAACGCCCATGATAATTTCGTTGGTGTTGCCATCGGTGAATTGGTATCCACCGCCAGAGTTAGGGAGAGCCATGATGATTTCCTTTAGATGTTGCCGTCAGTGAGCGTGCTATCAGGCCGCGCCACCAAGACCAAGTAGGTCTGAGCCGCAGTCGGAGTGATAGACGACCCCGTGTTGTTGCTGAACGTAATTGCAAGGGTGTTCGCCGCAGAGACCCTACAACCCACAATGCCCAACCCCGCTTGCGCGGTAGGCTTATTGCAAGTCACATGATCCCCAGGGAGAAGACCGTTAACCGTGAACGTCTGTTCTGCCGTCGTGTTGAGCACGATGGCAGCGGGCGTCAGGGTTACGCTAATGACGGACTGTTTGACCAGATTGCCAGTAACGTAACTCATGTTCAACCCCAGAGGCGCACGGCCATCGGTGCGCGGATGACGTTGTAGCCGTACAGAACGTCAATACGGCAAGGCATACGGTCATTGTTGATGTCGTACTGGCGAACAATACGCATCGAGATGCCGTTGTGAACCTGACGCGAAGCCATATCGACACCCTGCGGCAGCAAGAGGTCAGCCGTTGCGAATGTGATCGCATTCTTGTGGTAGATCAAGTTCTGCGGGTACGCTGTAGAAGCCGAGCCGAGGAACGTGATGGTGGCAGAAGACGCCGGGAAGGAGTCAACGGTTGCCAGCGCATTGGTCGAGGTGTACAACGCGGGCGAAATAGCCAACGTCATAGTCGTGCCAGAAGTAACGCTGTTGTCAGCGGTCACAACGAACTGCTGCAAACTGCCGGTAGACTGGCGGGTTTGCGGGTTGACGCTGTAGACGCCAGAAATCGTAAACACATCGCCTTTCAGAACGGTTTTGGTGCCGCTTGTGAAGCTGATGTCCAACGTCGCCTGGCCTTGCGCGGTAACGGTAGTCGCAACGATAGGCGAAGCCGGGAAGTTACCGGTGGTGTGGTTCACAATCGACTGCGACATGTTGACTTCGTCGTAGCCCAGAACGCCAGTGCCCATCATGCCTGCGGTGAATTGCCGGCTGATAGTAGACGTTGGGTTGAAGAAGCCTTTCATGCCTTCGACCAAGTTCGCATTGGCGGCAGGGTTCACCGTCGCGTAACGGTCGTTCATCGGAGCAGCGTACTCGTTCATCTTCTGGTTGCCTTGCAGCAGAACCAGCGAGGTGGACGGCGTGGTGCCAGGCGTGCCGACAGACGAATAGATCGACTTGTAGGCGTTGGCGACATCGTTGTCGATGCTGGAGGCCAACTGCGAAATACGGGGTTTGAGAACCCGTTCCGCGAAGTCGTCCAACTGCATGGTCAGTTCAGCCGAGGTGAAGTTGACACCAATGTGCTTCTGGCTTGCAACCGTCAGCGTGGTGTACTGCTCATTGTCGTCCTGGACTTGCAGGGCGGCGCCATCGGTCACCAGAGCGCGGTCGGGCAAACGAATGCGCAGGGTGGAGCCGATCTTTGCACCTTCAACGGCGAACGAATCGTCGTATTGGCGGTTGACGTTGCGGGTGATCACTAGGTTGTTCTCGAGGATTTCGAGAGCCTTCCTTGTGATCATGTCAATGGTAAGAATGCTATTAGCCACTTTGAATCCTTAAAAAATTAGCGGAAGCGTGCTTCCATCTTCTTCATCTGTCGAGCACGATCAGCAGCGATCCATTCCGAAGTGCTCATCGTTTTGATGGAGCGTGGGTCGGTTGTATCGTAGCTTGATGTGCCTTTGCTGCTAGGCGTGACAGGCTGAACAGGTGGTGGAGCACTAGAAGTCTTTTTGACCATCGGTTCCGAGGCCAGTTTGGCCTCGATACGTCCGATCTCTTTGGCTTGCACATAAGGCGCCAAGCGGGAAATACGATCTGCTTCTTTCGGATTGGCACCGAGGTAGTAGGCTACATCAGGGCCAATATCCGACGATTGGATCGTCTGTGCCATCACGGTCGTGATCTTGAGGCTAGGATTGTACGCGACTTGTTCAAAGTCATCGTACTTGCTCCTTGCCTCTTCTTCCCTGTCGTGATAAGCACCGAGAACTTCTGTCTGCTGGCGCTGCATATCCCGTTCGTAGAGTAGCTGCTCGGCCTTCTTCAACGCCAATGCTTCGGCGTAGGATTCAGTCGAGTCAAACTGCTCTGGTCTGGGGTCAGCAGCGACAACAGGCGCAACCGGGGTTGCACGCTCTCGTTCCCACTTTCGTTGCTCGCGTGCGAGCCTCTTTCCTATCGCGGCGTCCAGCTCTTCTTGAGTGAACGCTTTTACCGGCTGTGCTTCTACAGACTCAGGCGCCGCCGTGGCTTCCTGTTCCGGCGCGGGTACTTCCGCTAGTAGTTCATCAGACATTGGGCGAATCCTTGGATTCCCTGGTGAGCCGCACCAGTACGGTTATCTTGCGTTTGCGTACTTCAGCGGATTTTCGGCGAAGGCTGCGTAGATATATGTGCCACCGGAGGTGTTGTACTCTGTAGCAGAACGGCTTTTAAAGCCATTGCTTAATATGTCCATAGTTGTAAAAGTATTGTCTGCTACTGATAGATTGGCGTATAACTGCAAATCAACTACATTGGATGCGTTTCTAGAAGTATCAAAAATACCCCAACTTAATGTTGCATCAGTCCGTTTTAGCATTATCCACCGTGGTCTAAACCCAGTGTAGATAAACGGACCATCCGCACTACCATTGCCCGTGTATGACCCGAATGCGCTGTAACCTGCTACCGGTGCCCAGCAGTATGCGACGTAGGTAAAAGAGGAAGTGTCAGGAAGAAACGAACCACCAAGAGTTATTACCGTAGATGTTGGCGCGGTGTTGTTCCAAGGGCCGGAATCAGTTGTGGCTGCAGCCGTTGTGTTAAGTAGCATTCTTTGTGTAGCGCCCAAAGAAACATGATAGACCTGCCAGCTACTTACAAGATTTCTACCTTTTACAACAACCCAGCTTGGCGCTACACCAAGTCCATGCCCAACAGTTGCCCCAGCGGCTAGGTTAGGCGTTGTAAACGTCACCACACTGAACCCAGCAGTGGTGTTAGCACTCACCGACGATGTGATAGTGCCTGAAGTGTTGCTGACCGCTGTGCCACCGGCTTTCCAACACCAGTCTACGAGCGTTGTACTTGTACCGTAATCCGCAGAACCAAGGGTGTAGCCATTGGAATTGAATGATGTAAAGTAATTGGCGTTTGTGCCTTCTGCGGCGGTAGTATTCTGCGCTAAGTATTTAGTTACCCCACGAACAGAATCAACAGCAACATGGTTATCAACTAGGTTTCTAGATTTCTCCCAAATAAAATCAGGCTGGAAGTTCAAAGAAGTAATGCTACCCCCGCTTGTCCCAAAGCCATTGCGGAGAACAGCGTTCATCGCCACTCGCCCATCAGGTACTGTAAATGTAGTTGCCATGATTAGATGTTGTAAGTGTTGAGGGCCAAGAAGCCGGTGGGCGGGGTGTAGGTGAAGGGGCGTT